TGTCTCGTCATACAACGGGTTCATCATTCCGAACTTCACCAAGATCCTTGCCAGTGGAGACGCAACCGCAAGCTATCCGGGATCTATTGACCCGGTGACTGGAAACATTCTTGAGCCGACAGTGCTTGTGGGCTCCAACATCCCCTTCTTGAATGCCAGCTTGCAGCCGGTGTATACTCTGGAACTTGAGACGGTGGAACCCGACACATCCAAAATTGGCGGGAAGATTGTCGTGCCACGATAACAAATGGCATGGACATCTAGCTTTACATGGGCTCCGACCCTTGCCACGTTCTACACGGGCACCGCCATCCCGAATGCGCCGAAGCATACGGGTCGCTTACCTCTATCTGATCAGGAGTCAACACTGTCGGTTCCGAAAGCGGTTCTCTTTGCGCCCGAGCCGTTCTTGACACCCGAGGCTATCAAGGAGAAGATTCACTTTCGCCACAGCTCCACGTCGCTGAACGAGGCATTCTTCAGCCAGTCAAACGTTGATCTGCTCCAGCAAGAGATTCAGAACACCGTCCGCGGCATGGTGAATGCCAACATTGACCGCCAGAGCGACCCTGATCTCATGATGGTGATGCGTAGCTACTACCTTCAGTATGCCGAGAACAACGGCAGTTCTGGAGAGCTTGCGTCGCTGAACGATCGCGTTATTCAGTTTTGCGCAAACCGTATCTCCGTGGAGGTGGAGGCATACCGGTACTACCGTAAGGACATCCTGGACTTCCCCGAACCTATCGCTCGGCCCATTGATACGCAGGTCTTTGGAACGCGGACAGGTGAGCTCAAAAGCTTTTTCTAGAGAGGATAATGTTGTTTGAGTTCCGCGATACCCTAGTACTGGAATATAAGGGATGGTGGTTCCTCTGGGAATCCGCATGGGAGTCCTTCCGGCCTATTGACGGTATTCGGTGGGATGGGTCCAGGTTTCAAGTAGATGACAAGGCATATTGCTCGGATCCCACGAACGAATTCTATGGATACGGAACGTCTCAAATGAAGGAGCTATGTGAACTGCTCAACGACAATCACGAAAGAATACCCAACAGCGTAGAGACTCTTCCGATGAAGGACCTTGAATGGCTCTATGACCGCCGAGTGTCTATTACGACCTGTGCTCCTCGCGACAAGATCTCCTGGAAGCGGTTGGTTCATAATAAGCCTCGCACGTGTCGCAAAATGCCACGCGGTAAGAAGTTTACGCGCCGAGCCTTGTAACTATCTAAATGAGAGTCAATATTATTGGAAATCACAAGAAGAATACAGGCGTCTCTCAGGACGTCCATATTCTCCATGGTATCATTGCCCACGTGTTTGGGAAGGATACGCAGATCCGTCACGTGCCTCACTTCTACCCGCAGTGCCAGCAGGCAGAAATTAACTTTTTCATTGAGGTCATTAATCCAGCTCTGTTCGTGTATGCCGCAAAGAATATTTGGATCCCCAATCCGGAGTGGACATACAAGACGTGGCAGCCGTACAGTCGTATGGTGGATGAGATTTGGGTCAAGACACTCGAGTCCTACAACCTCTTCTACGAGTGGAAGAACCAGTCTACAACAGAGAACCCGGTAGTCGTTCAGTATATCGGATGGACATCCATTGACAAGGTTGTTCCCGAGACGAAGAACTTCAACAAGGCAATGGTTCCTGCTGGTAAGAATGTCTGGCGCAACCCTCGTCCTATCATCCAGTGCTACATGGCGATCCAGAAGCAGAACCCCGGTCTCTACGCGATGCTTCCCGAGCTACACATTGTCCACTCTCCGGAGGCCATTCCTCTTCCGCCTCTGCCCGAGTCGTTGGTTGGCAAGATCATACTTCATTCTGAGGTGATGCCTGAGAAGGAGTATGATGAGCTTCTCCAGGAATGTGGGCTTTGTGTCTGTATGTCTGCTGCCGAGGGATTTGGTCATGCTGTGAATGAGGCGCTCTCAACGGGCAGCATTCTGATGGCGAGCCCGATTGAGCCATTCATTGAACTTGCACCGAATAACTCTCTTTGGGTTTCCGAACTCAAACGAACCAAACATCCGCAGTGCCTCGGAACTCTTATGGATGTGGATCTACGGTCTATGATGGAGGCATTCCAACATTACGTCCAACTATCTCTTCATGAGAAGCTGTTGATGTCGCAGGAGTCCCGTGCTTTGTATGAGAGACACCACCAGACATTTGTAGAGTGGATTTCGCGTTATATGAAGGAGAGCCTCTCGGACATTCCGGAATATACCTTGGAAAATCACTTTCCAAAGGAAGATGAACTGCCGAATGTATCCATCATCACCATTACGCGTGACCGACGGGCCTTCATCCCTCTGGCCAAGTACTGTATTGTCGCACAGGGATACCCCGAGGATAAGATTGAGTGGGTGATTGTGGATGACGGTAACGATCAGATCAAGGATCTCGTGTCGGAGATGCCGAATGTAAAGTATGTTCTGTCAGACGACCCGATGACGATTGGAGCCAAGCGCAATCTTGGTATTGAGAGTGCGTCACATGATGTGCTGGTGATGATGGACGATGACGATGTCTATCCCAACAACAGCGTGCTGACTCGCGTGGCCTATATGATGGCAGCCCCGAAGAAGGAGGCGGTGTTCTGCACGACAATTCCTTGCTATGACATTCACGAGAGGAAGAGCTTCATGAATGTGCCTCCGAATACGCTGGCTATGTCGGAGCGTGTGTCAGAGGCAACGTTGTGTTTCACTCGGGACTTCTGGTCCCAGCGTAAGTTTCCCGATCAGCAGATCGCAGAGGGTGGCGCATTCATTCGCGATCGCGAAGTAATGTGCAGGGAGTTATCTCCCCAGGATGTGATTGTAAGTTTAGTCCATTCCAAGAACACGTCCAGTCGCAAGGCACCAGCGGGAGAGGCGAATGGATGTCATTATGGATTTAGTGATGAGTTGTTTACTCTTGTGACTGAGATCGGGCAGTCAATTTAAAAGAGCTTGAAGCCGCGGGACTTGCGGCTGCGGCGGCGGCGACCACCAACCTCCTCGGTCAACTTCTCGCCGTCCTTGGTGACGACGCCCATGTCGGAGTCAGCACCACCCTTGCGGATCTTCAGGTGCGCCTTCTTCGCGCGCTTGGTGAGCGACGCCTTCTTGCCGGTGGTCTTCAGGCCGGCCTTCTTGAGCATACGCTTCATCTGCTTGACGGTCGCACCGCGGGTGCGGCGACCGCCCTTCATCGTCGTCTCGGCGACGTCGCCACCAGGTGCTACAACTTCGGGGGACATATGGCCAGGCATTTGTTTGTTCTAAGTTCAACAGTTTTTTCCGCGGATGTCCTTTAACTTTTCGACGACCGCGGCGACGTTCGACCCAAGTGGCACGAGCTCCTTCACAATAATTTCGTCCGGAAGATCCCACCACTTTAGTTCTAAGAGATCCTTGATGGTTGCCTCGTCGAACCTGTACTTGACAACCTTTGCCGGATTGCCAGCAACAATTGCATAGGGGGGCACGGGCTTCGTGACAACGGAACGGGCGGCGACCACTGCTCCATCCCCGATGGAGGCACCGGACATGATAAGAACGTCAGCAGCAATCCACACGTCATTCCCTATCGTAGGCGTCTCCTTGCCCCACGGCTTCCAGTCGTCGCAATTTTGCGTGCTCGGGAAGGTGTGGAACGGAAAGGATGAGAATGTATCAATCCGATGATTCCCGTCGATACACACCGTAACGTTTGGAGCGATTGAACAAAAATTACCGCCTTTTATGACATCTCCACCACGTTCCCATGCTTGGATATTGAGGTCGCCGTAGCTATGGCGTCCGCGCTGATAAGACATTATAGAACCTCGGGTCGATTAAGCCGAGCAAGTAACGCACGCCGGCGGTTCCACAGTGAATTGCTGGGCCTTGGCGACCGACTTTGTCCGCAGATAATAGCACCCCGTCTTGAGTCCTTTCTTCCATGCGTAAAAGTGCATGGACGAAATCTTGGAATAGGTGGGTTCAGCAACAAAGAGGTTCAGGCTCTGCGACTGGCAAATAAAGGGGGCACGGTCGGCGGCCATGTTGATCACGGTCTTCATTGGAATCTCCCAGGCGGTCTTGTACAACTCTCGCAGGTCTTCGGGGATCTCCGCGATACCCTGGATGGACCCATTGTTGGCGATGATCTGGGTGCGAACCTCTGATGTCCATTTGTTGATCCTCACCAGATCCTCCACGAGATACTTGTTGATGATCACAAAGTCACCTGACAGAACGCGGCGGGTGTACATGTTGGAAGTGAAGGGCTCAATACACTCATTGTTGCCCATGATCTGAGACGTGCTCGCGGTGGGCATCGGTGCTAGCAGAAGTGAGTTGCGAATACCGTGCGTTGCCATCTGGCTCTTCAACCCCACCCAATCCAGATAGGATGTCTGCGTCGGCTGCTGTCCCCAGAGATCAAATTGGAGTTGCCCCTTGGACGCAGGCGATCCCTCATAGGAAGGATATGCCCCCGAGTTAATCGCACATGACCTCCACTCGGCTGTCTTCTCCGCCGACCGCGCAACACTTGCAGTTACTGCTGCGAAGTAGATGTTCTCAAATATCTCGCGGTTCAGCCTCTCTGCCTCAGGTGATGACCAAGGAAGACGCATCTTCGCAAAGACATCCGCCAGTCCCTGAACACCTAGACCAACCGGGCGATGCTTCGTATTGGATGTCTTGGTCTCGGGAGTCGGATAGAACGTCTTGTCAATCACCGTATCCAGATTGCGGATGAGGATTTGAGTGTAATGCCGAAGTTTCTCAAAGTTGAAGACTCCGTTGTCTACGAACTTGGGAAGAGCAAGAGACCCGAGATTACAGACTGCGGTTTCCGTGGGAGACGTGAACTCGATGACCTCACAGCATAAATTCGAACTCTTGATCGTTCCAAGGTTCTGCTGGTTGGACTTGGAGTTGGCCGCATCCTTGTAGCAGAGATACGGCGTTCCGGTCTGGATCTGGGCGTCCAAGATCATTTGCCAGATCTTCTTGGCTGGTAGCTGACGACGGAACTTTCCGGACGCTTCGTAAGAGCTGTAGAGCTCTCGGAACTTGTCTCCCCAGCAGTCGGCGAGACCCGGGCATTCATTAGGACACATAAGACTCCATAGTCCGTCCTCCTCAACCCGTTCCATGAAGAGGTCGGGGATCCAGAGACCGTAGAAGAGATCGCGGGCTCGGTCTTCTTCGGCGCCGGTGTTGAGCTTGAGACGGAGAAACTCCTCAATGTCCGCATGCCACGGTTCAATGTAGATAGCAAACGACCCATTCCGCTTTCCTCCTTGGTTAACATATTTCGCCGTGTCATTAAACACCTTTAGCATCGGCACAATTCCAGTGGACTTGCCGTTCGTGCCGTGGATATGGGAATCGCGTGCGCGAATATCGTGGACAGACAGACCGATACCGCCAGCCCATTTGGAGATCTGCGCACAGTCACCTAGCGTCTTGTAGATGCCCTTGATGGAATCCTCCTGAGTCGTCAGAAGGAAGCAAGAAGACAACTGTGGGATCTGCGTGCCAGAGTTGAACAGAGTAGGAGTTGCGTGGATGAAATACCCTAACGACAACGCATCGTAGGTCTCCTTGATCTTGGACAGATTGCCGTTATGGAGCTGAATCGCCACACGCATCCACATATGCTGGGGACGCTCACACGGCTTTCCATCGCGAGTCCGAAGGAGGTATCCCTTCTCCAACGTCTTGAACCCAAAGTAGTCAAAGGCAAAATCACGAGAATAATCAATCATTGCCTCCAACTCCTCGTGGAACTCTGACAACTCCCAGATGTACTCGGCAGATATCAACATATCCTTTCCGAGCTTGTCTACGCAATCGCGAAGTGTCGGCGGCGTCAGCTTCTGATGGTTATCAATCACCAGACGAGCCGCAAGCATGCCGTAATTCGGGTGGTGGCGAGCCTGCATCATCGCACATGTCTCCGCAGCAAACTCATCCAGCTCCGACGTCTTGATACCGTCCTGGATCTGGGAACAGACCTTCTGGGCCACAAGATCGGGATTTACATGGTCCAGCCCATTGGCCAAAGACTGGACACGCTTGAGAACCTGATCAAAAGAAACCGGCTCTCGCTCGCCGTTACGCTTTGTTACGTAAATGTGATCAGACATCTTCAATACTATATCCATCCCTCTTACCTGTAAATAGTCGGGATATTAATCCGTATCCATCTTCAACGTAATATGCAGGGACTCCAACTCCTTAGTAAACAGCGCCATGGAGTAGGGCATTTCAATAGTATCTCGCGATGTGTCAATCCGGCCATCTTCCTTGTTGAAGGAGACTTCTGTGCCATCGGACCTCTCCATGAAACTCTCTCGGATGAACTTGGACATACCATGAGCAACCAGGCCATCGCGCTCCATCTCTCCAACACGCATACCACCCTCATTGGAACGCCCTTGTGTGGGCTGGTGGGTGAGCATGGTCTTCGGTCCGGTATCCCGATAGTTGATCTTGTCCTCTACCATCTGTTTGAGCCGCTGGTAGTAGATCGGGCCCATAAAGATATCCGCCTCCATCTGCTCGCCCGTCATTCCGTTGTACAACACCTCATGTCCCTGCGGTTCGTATCCCATCTGCATAAGATGTGTCCGAAGATCCGCAACACGGTTGTTCACGGTGAAAGGCGTCGCATCCACGAAAGAACCTAGTTCTACTCCAATCTTGTTTGTGCCTGCCTCCAAGAACTGACCAATCGTCATGCGAGTGGGAATGCCGTGCGGGTTAAAAATGAGATCCGGACGAATGCCACGCGATGTAAAAGGCATATCTGCCTCGGACATGATCTGACCCACAGTGCCCTTCTGGGAGTGCCGACTTGACATCTTATCACCCACAACCGGGAAACGGTCTTCCACGATCCGGATCTTCACTCCACGCAGATACACCTTGGTCTCATTCGGTCCATTGAGTGTCTCTGCGACATACCGATAGACAGCATCCACACGGCCAATCTGTCCACGCTTCGGCACAACGGACACATCGCGGTAACTGAGAACAGTGCCGCCCGGAGATGTCTTGGGAGACAACATGCCAAGCAGAACGGTGTGTTCATTCACCAGCGAGTTGACCTTGATGATTCCATCGTCGTCTAGCATCTCGTAGTTGTATCCATCCTTGCGCTTCACATCCTCCTTCTTGAGAGGGTTTGAGATCTCAGTGTGTGTCTGAAGTCCCTGATCTACAATCTCCTCAGCATGATCGTAACTGTGGTAGTACATGGTCTGGAACATGCCGCGCTTCATTGACGAACCATTCATCAGCACTGAGTCCTCCTGATTACATCCTCCATACATCGTGATCGCGACGATCGCATTCTCACCATAGGGAAGGCAACCACCACGACCCATCATCTCCTCGTAGAGCCACGTCTGGGACAACGGCTTCTGCGGAAAGGCTAGGAACTCTCCAATCGTGTCAAACCGCTTGTTGTAGTTGGTGTGATACCAGGAAGCAGCAGACTTCTGCTGTGCTATGCTAAACACAGATCGTGTAGCTGGGTTGTGATCCGAATACGGCACCATGTTGGCCAGAGCGGACATGTTAAATGTCATGTGAAGCTCAGACGGCTGTGTAGGGTGATACGGTGTCAGAGAGATACGAACTGAATCGGACTCGGACGCATCAATGTAGTCAATGAGCTTGCTGATCTCTACCCACGTCTTTGCTGCCCGCACCTGCTCTATCTTCACGCCCGGCCGGTAGACAGGACGAATCGGCCGACCCGCATCGCAGTAGATCTTGTACTCGTTATTAATCCGCATCCATGCCAGAGACACAGAGTGTGCGATCGTTCCCTCCCGTCGCGCCTTGACCAACACTTTATGGAGTTCCTCGGTGTTGCCGATACAGACCGCGAATAAATCTGAATTGATGAAGATCTTAGTCCACTCGGGTTTCCATGTAGAAGGATGAATGTCTTCTGTTCTACGGACGATACCTGTCTCCAACAGCATCTTCTTGATGGCTGTGCTCGGGAAGGCAGTACTAACCTGTGCCATGATCGTCAGCGACTTCTTGTACCCAATGTCCGAACCGTCGGGGCTGTCCACCGGGCAGAGAACGCCAAACTGAGAGGCATACACTCGGCGAGGAGGAGCTGTGCTGGTAGATTTGTCAATCTGGAGATCTGTCTTGCGCAGATGGTGAATCACTGCGAGATACGAGACACGCATGAGTTCCTGCGAGATACCCACACGTCCACCCCACTGACCCTTGAAGGACTTGCTGTATTCCCTGAGCATCGCCCAACTACGCCAGTACTTGCCAACGTTCTCTGGCTCAATCAGATTCACGAGTCCCTTGTCGCGATACGTGGTAGGATTGAAGGTATTGGTCCGGTCCATGCGGAGCAGCATCTCCTTCCCAATCTCACGATAGATCCGACGGAACTCGTCAAACATGAGAACGCCCGATGTCTTGAACCGCTTGAACTGAATGTTGTCGCGATCGGTGGGAGGACGGCGGCCAATCTCAATGTCCAACGCAATCCGAACGGCCAGACCCAGCATATACGCCTTGCGACGGAATAGACCACCGGCATCGTCATCGGACGGCTCCACGTGAGAGAAGAGCGAATCGTGAAGGGAAATCACAATCTCAAAGCGAGACTTGTTGCGAGTGAAATCGGTCAGGATCTCCAGATCAGACTTTCCGATCTTCTCAAGGAACTTGTCATGGGACAGAATCAGTTGGTAGAGGATCTCATCGTATGCCGTGCGATCCTTGTCCGGAATGCCCGCGAGAACCGTATCATACACGTCGCGATCGGACGTAACACCGAGTGCGCGGAAGAGACTAAATAGCGGAACGGGCTGGGAGAAGCCGCGGAGATTCATCATGGCGACGCGGTTGTCGCGACCCATATTACCATTGTTTGCGGTAGGGTTGAAGGTCTCAGACGGGATGGTCATGAAGTGAGAATACGGACCACGAACGCCGTCCTCGGAGATAGACTTGAAGCTGACGTACGTTTCCGTGACTTCCTCATAGACCGTATCTTCATCTGCGACATCCTCAAACACAATGGGTTCGTCTGCCTGGACCAGTGTAGCTTTCGTTCCCTTGGGTGCCTTGCGTTTGCGAGTGCCAGCGGCAGTCATATTGTTGCCAAGCATCTCCTGGGTGAGAAGCACCTTCTCGGCGCCATCAATGATGAAGTATCCGCCTAGCTCATATTTGCACTCGCCGATGGCATAGTTGTCAAGTCCGGTGAGGTAGCAGAGGCGACTCCGAAGCATCAGGGGAATCTTCCCAATCAGGACGTTCGGGAACTTCTTCGTATCCGTCGTTCCATCGGGGAAGGAGTACTCAATCTCCAGCTCCGCAAAGACAGACATGGAATATGTCTGGTTGTCAAGTCGGCACGAGTGAGGGACAATGGCTGTCCCGTCGTCTTCCGTGGGAGAAGCATAGCGAATCTTGGAGCCATCCTTTCCGCCCACATACGCCCTTACAAACCGGTTTCCAGAGACCTCTAACTCAAATGGATTGCTGGCCTTGATAAAAGTAGGAATGCCGACATCCAGTAGATCATTGAAGGAATCCACATGATGCTGAATCAGTGGAAACTTGGTATCGTTGAAGTACGTCTTTAAGACGTGACGCGGGACATCCATTGTCTTGTTCTCAGCAAGCATTTTCTAGACTCCTACGAAGACAAGGTATGTGGAGCGAAACCAGACGGCCTGAATTTTTGAATGAGGTGATCGGTCATTCCGAGGTAAAGACGAGACTCCAAAGCTACCTGCGCGCATCCTCATACCCCCAAGCGATTCTGCTCCATGGACCACCTGGAATCGGGAAGACAACGATTGCGCTCGCTGCCTCTCGGACATGTGGATACGAGTCGCTGGAAATCAACGCGAGTCGGTCCATGCGAAGTTTTACGGATGTAGAGAATCTGGTTCAGTCATGTCGCCATAACGTAAGCATTGCATCCCTCATACGAGGCGATAAAAAGCCGACGTGTTTGATTCTGGATGAAATTGATGGATCGGACCCACATGCTCAGCGCAAACTCGTGGAGTGGATGATTAGTGGAGATCGTAAAGTCCCCGTCATTATGACGTGTAATGAAGTTCCGAGAGTCATGAAATTGAAGGAGAATGTTGAAATACTCCGATGCTTCCCACCGAAGCCGATGGATTTGATTGTTCTGTTTCCAGATCAGGACGTGTTAAAACTCGCGAAACGATTCAAACACGACGTTCGGAGGATTCTACAATTCCTTCAGTATGGCGAATCAGATAGTCTGCCGAACGTGACGGCGCCATCCGAGTGCTCTCTGGAAGTCGGTCACATCTTGCGTCAAAAAATGTGGATCGAAACAGATCCCATGGAACAGGCCATCGTGCGCGAAAGAACATCTTCCCATTAACATCGTTCGCGATCTTTGCATTGTATATTTTGGGTGTTCGTAGAATCTCAGATTTGTCTACGGTGTTCCTGCCATGTCCCATTACGACAATGGTTTCCTCTGCTGGAACCTGAACCAAATTCGCAGTCCATTGATTTGTAAATTCAAGTTCCTCTCCCCGCGACTTGTCTGGAAACGTGTGCATCTCTGCGTAGCGTCTGCGAATTGTGTACGTTGCGGCGGTCCCATGTTTCGGACTAAATGGACCCGTCTCCATCATCACGTTCTCGCGAACTAAAAACAAAAACATCCGACTGGAAGCGGCGATGTCTGCTTCGGGATTGTTCATTAGAGCCTTGATACCCGAAGAGATGCGAGTGGGCGGGTAGTAGTCGTCATCATCCCAAAAGACGATGTGTTCTGCTCCTGCTGCCAACGCCATACCCAGACAGTCATTGCGGAGAGCCCCGATTGTCTTCTCTCCGGCCACGCGCGTGTACATGACCCACGGCAGTTCCTTGGACGCCGCCCAATCATACTCGGGGGAAGAGGAGTTATCTACGATGATCCATAGATCTGGTTTCTGAATCTGAGACAGCATACATGCCTTGGAAAACTCCCACGTCCATCTGCGGTTAGCCGTCGGTGTGCATGCTACGATCATTAGAATTCAATGCGTTCGTTGGCTGAAAGTCGCGGATGTCATACCGACACACGGGGCAACGAGGGTTCATTCCAAACCATTCACGAATACAGTTACTGTGAAAAGAGTGACCGCAATACCGAATACGAGTGTTCACTGCCTGGATGTCCTCTTGACAAATTGTACAACTTGTGTCTTCATGAGGTGTCGTGCGGATCTCACATGCTGCGAGGATCTGTGCCTGGGTCGGAATGATAGGCACCGCATCCATAAACGTGCCATTCGCGTCAATCGGAATGTTCATCACTACGGTCTGTCGTTGCTCCTGCATAATCCATGTTCGCAGAAGAGCCAGAGCTAGGTTTGTATTCCGCTCGTGGAGCGCTACAAGCTGGTTGCGTGTATCGTTATTTAGATAGCGAATCGTCTGGTGAAATGACCGACTCGTTGACATAATATCGCGGACCGCATGGAGCATATCATACTCTTCCTCCTCCTCCTCCATATAGTGGTATTGAGGCCGCTTCACGAAAATCACTTGTGTAGTTGAATAAATGAGCACTCCTACTCCTCCTGCCACACCGACACCTGAGGCAAAGGCCACACTCGTTACTCCTGCGACCGGCGCTTGGGGTGTTGTAGGTGTTCTCTTCGCTCTGATTCCGCTCGTACTTGCAATCGCATTCTTTGTGGGTGCGGGGTATTTATCCTACCAGAAGTATGGATCCATTGGCTGGGCGATCCTTGATGTCTTATTTGCGTATGTCTACTACCCGTATTACGCCTTCTTCCTCAGTGGATGTGAGCCTGCGCCGGTTCCGATGTCGGGTGGCATGAAGGGACTTTACAAGATGTTCGCAGGGAAGCGCCGATAGATTCTTTTTGAGTCAAGATGACAATGGCATCGGAAGATTTAACGATTCAGCAACAATTACATCGGGCTATTGAATCCGGTGATATGGATGGAGTATCACGAATCTTGACACTCCACCCTGTATTGATCAATATCCCCTTCAATGGAAATACGCCCCTCACTGCGGCAGTCATGGCTCATAAAATGGATATCGTACAGTGGCTTGTAGAAAAGGGTGTGCCGGTCACTCGCGATATATTTGAGTTATCCGAAGAGGTAGCCGACCAGGATGGCCTGTCGGATGAAGATCGAATAACCGCACATGACATCTCAGCCTATTTGGAAGAACATCGTGTAGTTGAGGCCCCGCTAACAGAAGTGGATGAAGATGATGATGATGATTATGAGGATGATGATGAGGATGAGGATGAGGATGGCGTGAGACAGAACCTCGATTTTGGTGCCGAACCTGCCGTTGTTGCTCACAAGTTGGAGCGCGTGGAAGTGAAATACATGGACATGCCGATTGCATACGACATGCTTGAGATGGATGAGATCCCAATCCTTGATCTGCTTACGACAGGCGACAAGATAATCTTCAAGGTGGGAAGCAAATACTTTAGCACTGATTGGATTCCTCTTCGTGCTGCACTGGAAGACAAGTCATCTACGTTCTACGAGTGTAGGGCGGAGTTAGATGGTGTACCGTATGTCAAGGATGTTCACGTGGAAATGCCTTATTTCCGCCTTAGTTTGATGGGCAACTTTACAATTCCCGAACAGGATCTAGTTGCTGCGTTTGACTCCTCTCATATCGTTTTTGAACTTATTCCATCAGAGAAGAAGTTGGCATTTGTAGCATCCTATGCGTCGGTTCAGGTCACTCCTGGTAAGGACGGACTGGGTCGGCAAGTCAACGTTGTCAGCTCCGATCATTGCCAGAAGGGATCTCAGCAGGTAACATATACTGTCAAGATGGTCACAATGGCAAGGGAAAGAGGCGGCGGCAAGAAGCGAACATATCGCAATGGCAAGAAGACCAACAAGCGAAAAACCTATCGCAAGTAATAATATTTTAGAGCCTTTCATTAAATGCCGACATACAAGGGGGGCGACCTTATGGATGATGATCCTATGACTGGCGAGACTAAGAAACGTCCGGCACCGACCCCAGAAGACGATGATCCTATGACTGGCGTGACTGAGGGTCGGGCGAATAAGATGATGAAGGTCGCCGGGCGCTCTCGTAGGAAGCGGAAGACACGGAAGGGCAAGAAGTCCAACAAGCGAAAAACCATTCGCAAGTAATAATATGGCACACGGACCCGATACGCCAAAACTATTGCGTGCGTTGCAAGAGGCACAAACGAAAAGAGGATTATATATAGAAGGCTTGCGGATTACGTCGTTGCCTACTCTTCCAGACAATCTTCTCCAACTTGATTGCGGTGATACACAAATTACTCAACTTCCACCCTTACCGACATCATTGACATTTCTGGCCTGCAGTGATACACAGATTACTCAACTTCCACCTCTTCCGAAATCTTTGAGTTTTCTCGATTGCAGTAATACAAAAATTACTCAAATTCCGCCTCTTCCGGATTCATTGGAAAATCTGCACTGTTCCAACACACCAATTACTCAACTTCCAGAACTTCCGCATTCACTGCTAGAACTTCACTGCGATAATACAAAGATTACCCAGCTTCCACCTCTTCCAGACGATATTAACTATATCGACGCGAGAAACTTACGCCTTGAAAGACTGCCTCTACTACCGAGTGATTTTTCAGCTCTGCTAACATTACTTCCCAATCCAAAGAGAAATCCACTCTACGATGAGGCACTTGACGCATACAATGAGGAGGGGGTTGATATATCAAAATACAACGATGCTGTTCGCAAAGTAGACCGGATAGAAGAGCTCAAACGGAAGACAAAGCAAGAAGGCAGGGAGGCAGGGATCGCTGCGCTGAATTCCACGAAACTAGGCCAGAAACTTCCCGAGGACATTATTCGTAAAGTGTCAGAGTATGGCGGAAGAAAGCGGAAGACCCGCAAGGGCAAGTCCAATAAGCGAAAAACCTTTCGCAGGCGAAAGTAATGGACGCCGACGGCGATTACGTTCCGAGAAGCGTATTGAAGGGGAATCCGCGGAGCATTGTGGCGTGGGCAGCGTGGAAGAAGGCGAAATCAACCGCGACGAACAAAGGCATCCATCGGCCCACGCTTGTTCCGACGAACAATGGCCCACAGCTTCGGTGAGTTCATAAACATCATGTCCTCCAACTGCTTCTCCTTCTTGGCGAGAACGGCCTTCGTCGCCTCCTCCTCGTCGTTGTTATGCTTCTCCAGCATCTGCTCCATCATCGTCGTGTAACTCGGACGACGAGGCGCCTCATATCCCTCTAGCTTGTCAATACAAAGCGCAAACAGCTGAGCGACTGGATTCTGAATCTGATTCGTAATGTAGAACGCCGTGTCGGGTGTCAGTCCCTTGGACTTGACATACCCAACCTCCTCAATCCGATCTCCCTGCTTTCCCTTGTCCTTGTTCTCGGCTACAAACACGAACTGGAGACGGTCCCCAACTTTGGGTGCCGTCCCTGGATCACGCGCTGCCATACGATCCGCCAACACACGATGTGCGATCTGCTCTGGCTTTTTGTAGTCATCTCGCAACGACTTGCTGATGATGAACTTCTCCAACGGCACACGGTTCTCCAACACGTCCAGCAACTTCTGGTTCACAAACGCCTGTGCCTTGTGGACATCCTTCTCCACCATCAACACATCCAACGCACCACCAAACACGTCCTTGACAATGGGTGCGTTATCACGTCGCTTCAACACGATGCCCATGCTCATGCGCTTACACTTGGTTGGGTCCTCCTCATACTTCATGCCAACGTATCGTTTCCGGCAGAAGAGGATGAATGGGAAGAATGTCTTCTCGTAGGCGATCTTGTACGGCTTACGGCACTGGGATGTAATTCGCTTGCCCGCGGAGATACCGAGCGCGATGGACTCTTCCAGGGACTTTGTAGGGAATCGGATGAAGATGGAATCGGTGTCACCGTAGATGACTTGCGCACCATATTCAGTTTCCACGATAGACTTCGCAAGATAGAGGGCTTTGCGTCCGGCTGCAGTTGTGCAAGCGGCAACACAGAGCTTCCGGATGGGGCTGGTTCTTGATCCTGTCTGCCCATAGACAGAGTTTGCAACGACCTTGTAAGCAAGTTGGAGGCCATTGAAGACAGATCGCTGAGCTTCATCGTATTGTTGATCCTCCATCTTCTCCTTGAACTCCTTCCGTTTTTTGAGAAGGATATCCAACGTCTTGGGTAGAACTCCCTCCGTCATCGCACGATCATCCTTCTGAACGAACGTACAGATTGTCTTTCCCGTAATAACGCCCTTGTCATCCTTGGTGTCATACTCAACCTCCTCCAGGGTATATCGCTCCCTCAGATCAGCCATGTCTTCTGACTTCACACCTTCGTGGCGGATCTTCTGACCGTCCACGTCAAACTCACGCTCGCACACCAGCGTGTCCGGACTCAGATTGTAGCTAATCATGTTCGTCGGATACAGCGAATTGAAATCCAGAACCGAGATCGGTTGATCCAGATACATTCCGATCTTGGGTGGAAGCACAATCGCTCCTTCATATCCATCTCCAAACGCAGATGCCTGTTGTGTCCTCAGAATCTGATCACGCTGTGCCGCGTAGTACACCACGGCGCTGAAGATCTTGATGCCCTGACCACGTCGCAGCACATACTCCATCGGCACCTTACACACATCCGCCATACCTCGCGCATTGACAATCGTGTCTAGCTTTGCCATCAGCGTCAGCACCAGATCACAATCCTGGATACAATACTTGGCAATCCGCGCACGTCCTTCCGGTCCACCCTCGCGATGAAGTCGGAACAACTCGTGCGGCTCTACGTCATCCTTGGTGAAGGTCCACTCAACGGAAGATCGGTCCTTGTCGGAGAGGTCCGCGAAGAGATCTCCGCCGTCAATTGTAAATCCCTTTGGATCCACCGAAGTAACCTTAAACTTTCGTCCGTCTTGGTACGGATCGCTCGTATTTCCGACAAGATCAAACTTGACATAATTCCCAACGATAAGGCCCCGAGTACTCTTCGTGCTAATCCTGCCGTCTCCATACTTTAACACCTTGTCCCGCAAGAAAGTGCTCGCCACATTGTCCAGCTTGAAGGAGTCCAGGCTGTGCTCACGTCTCATGTTCAGAAGCAGATCCAGACCCAACCGACCTCGCAACGTCAGATACCGCAAATCATACTTGCCGGAGGCCAGCTCAAACTTCTTCGTCTCGCTGAACTTGACCTTCCAGATATCGCCTTGCTTCATCTTGGACTGATACCGCGACAGGTCAATCGCGTCAATGATGCCGAGTTGTTGGCACCGATCCTCAATGTATGCGTCATCAAAACCAAATGTGTTATACCCACACATGATGTCTGGGTTCTCCTTTCGGATCTCGTGAGCAAACTTGAAGAGCATGTCCTCTTCCGTATCACACTCCACGAACTCTACTGTGGCATCGTCGGACTCGTCGCAAGTTCCCAGCACAAGCACCACACGACGAATAGGGTCCAGCATCTTGTCCGACCAGCGATAAGAGATGCCGATTTGGATGATGGGATCACCCTTCTTGGCCTGCGGGAACATGCCGGACTTGGAGTACATCTCCAAATCATACGACGCCACCTTCATTGGGATGATGTCCTCCGACGCAGTCACCTCGGACACATCGCACTGGTAGAAGGCATCCACGTTGTAGATGGGCTCATCCGTGTCGCGGTCCACGGGAATCGTAAAGCGATGCTCCTTGAAGACCAGGGCACTCGCGGGACCGAGATGGCGGTCGTGGAAGAGGCGCATAAAGGGAGGTAGACCGGACTCGTAGTTGATCGCATCCTTCCTATACTTGGCAGCCTCCATGAACTTCTGCTTCGTGTCACACGTCACCTTCCAGACCTCCGACTTCTTCAAGTCAGCAAATCCAGCAAAGACGTCGTATTTGGCAGTCTTCGTGCAAGTAACGCCAGAGAGATCGGGCTTACTTCCGCGAACGTAGAAGTATGGCTTGAATCCGTTGATGCGGAGACATGCGACCTTCCCCTGATCCGTTCGTCCAAAGACGTCCACGACATACTTGTTGGCTGTATCGTGCTCATACCAATCACAAGGTTGGAGAGTGCGACTCATTCTGTTACTTCTGTAGAACGTAGACGATTCTTAGTTCGTTTTGCGAGAATAAATCTAGATTTGAATGTAAGAGATGAATCACACCACCAACACATACGATTGGTTCTTCGCGCCGACTCGTATCAAGGCGGATAGTTACGAGACGGATACGTCGGCCATTGCCAGCAAGGACAACCTGACTCGCCAGACCGCGAGCATTACCGCTGGTTGCTCTGATACACTGAACCCCGCGTCCGCGATGGCAGATCAGCCCGGTATGATTGCCATGGGTGGATATGGCCAGCCGGGTGGTGGATGTAAGGTAGACGAGAATACCGAACTGCGGTGGGGTATTGAGGGTGCGCACCGCCAGAAGGGCCCTAAGCAGATCTGGGCTCGTCCGTTTGCGACCACGCCCAACCTGGCAGGTGGTGAGCCGATGGCCGTGGACGATGAGTCGGGACTGCTCCGTAGCGCTCCCCCTCGGAATCGCAAGGAGAACTCCACGATCATGGACAAGATGATCCCCAACTTCTACCAGCCGCTTATCGCGTACAAGGCAAACGATTACAAGAATGTCAATCACTGGGTAGAACAGTGGACTCGCGGTGGAGATGCGACGCGTCTAGTTCAACAGAACCGTGTTGCGTGAACTCGGCTTGAAATTCCTATGAAATACATACAATGAAAGTTCTCTTTTTCGCAAACAAGATGCCGGACCTGTGCGGCGCGTTTCTACACGACATAGATTTAGCGATTGAACTTCAAAAGCGCGGCCATCAGGTTGCCTTTTTGACAATCAAGGTTCCGAAGGAGGGATACAGTGGCGGGACGTATCGTGGATTCAGATTTATGCATTACAGCGCGGGATCGTCGTTCTTAGAGTCGTCTGATATCTGGATCTGTCCGCACTCACCCATTCTTCCCGATGTGCGCAAGATCAACTCGCGAAGCTACCAGCGACCAATCGTCGCCACTTGCCACTTTGACGGCAACTACACAGCCATCTCCATCAATGCAGACGCGCGGACATCTGAGATGATACTCTTCATCAATGGCATCATGGAGCCCAACTACCGGAAGAACATCAAGCCGTGGCCGTCTCAGATCGTTCGCACAGAGGCGATTCGTCCGATTATGCATTTGGACAAGGTGAAGATCAACGAGCCCTTCCGAGGTGACTGTATCACGCTTGTGAACGCCAATCAGAACAAGGGTGTTGCGCAGTTCATAGATATGGCGAAACGTATGCCCGATCGCAAGTTTCTAGGCGTGCTTCCGTATTATGGAGAACTGAGAGTTCCTCAGGCTCCGGGCAATGTAGAATGGACTCCGTTTGACGATGATATTCGTAACATCCTCAAGCGCACACGTATCCTACTTGTGCCTAGTTATTATGAGAGTTTTGGGCGTATCGCAGTTGAGGCGATGATAAACGGTATTCCAGTTCTGTACTCAAAGCCCAACCCGTCTTCTGTCTATCCTGGAGGAAGCACCGAGGGCCTTCATGAGTGGATTCACCCCGCCGGTCTGGGATGTAACCGAGATGCGATTGATGAGTGGAAATCCGCAATTGAGAGTCTGGATGGTGATGCGTATACCGAGAGGTCGGAACAGTCCAAGCAGCACATTCTTGCTATGAATCTCTTTACGGAAGCTGCGAAGATATCTGGTCTGGTTGAGTCATTTTCTCGTCAGCATCCAGTTGTAACCCAGTCAGCTGCTCCTCAATCGTCGGAACAGAAGCCTCGCCAACCAGAACCGGGGAAGGTGCGGGAGCCGCTGGTAGGTCGTCCGGCTGGGGTAGCGTTTTTGAATGGGCGACTGAGAATACAGCGTTAACTCGGTCTTGAAGCCAACGACCACGCTCACAGATTGTCTGCTGTTCCAAAGTAAGTCCCGTATTGACTTTCGGCTTGGGTGGGATATACTTGTCCCCTGCTGTTACCGGTTTCAACATGAGGGCATCCACCGCCAACCAAACTTCCTTGTGCTCCTCCAGCGCCTTCTCCGCCGTCTGAATATCTACGTTGGCAAGATCGGCAATGAGTCCTGCCATTTGTTCTGAAACAGCTCATTATATGTATATATGTCTGACGAAGGCACTCCATTGGTGATGTATGGTATATTGACTTTAAACCACCGGACGAACCGTCATCGCAACAGGCTTCCCGGGCTTGGCAAAGCGGATAACGTGGATAACGCCGCCGACCACATAATCCACAAACTCGTCCGGCTTCTCCTCGGCAATGTGAACGACAACGCCCTTGGCAGCGCACTCTGCTAGAAACTTCTCGGTGTCCTTGTGCTCGTAGAAACCCATCGCAATATCCATGGCATCCTGTTCACTTGACATTTTGTATCTTTGCCAGATTCCGTAAATGCCATTTTCTCCGGAGAACATAAATGCGCTTCATTGAAGATCTTTGCCCGCCTGCGCTTCTTTATCTGATCTTCCTAGTTGTCCAGCTTGGACTGGACGCATCACTGGGAATGTGGGTAACATTCACCATCAAGGTCATTCTTGGCTTCGCAACGGTCATGGTGCTTGACACCTTCTGTGGCATTGGTCTGGGGGTTGTGTCGTGGTTCCTTGTGGCGGCGCCCTTCCTGATCACGGCGCTCGGCACGGCCATCGCCATCGGAACACAGTTTGATGCCAAGGTCCTGGGTCAGCTGACAGAGAAGTTCACTGACAAGGATGCGCGCGAGCAGGATGTGCCCGAGCAGTCCAACAGTGTCGCCCGCCAAGCCGCGGCCAAAACGGAATTCAAATCTAAAAAGGATTAGGTAGTATTCTAAGATGTATTCTATTCACGACATTCACGCTTTCCTTCTCGCAGTGATCTTCGCGGTCCTTTCCGGCATTGGTCGGGGGGCTGTGTTTGTTCAGGGCAAGTGGATTGAGTACAAGTACAGAAATGTCCCGAAGCACAATCCTCAGTCACGATACTATCTCTGTGGCGACAACGAGCACAGCTCATTTGACGAGATTGACACGCGAGTTCCCGAGGACTGTGTGTATGTTGAAGAGTGGGTGGACACCCACGGTCACAAGAAGTGCGTGGTGGCATATGAGGGCGATCCGATCCCAAAGAAGTGGACCGCCAGCCCGTTTGACATTCCCGCAAAGTGCCCATGGGTTTGGGTCGGGGATCGTGAGACGGAGATTGATCTCACGCGCACCTTCAACAAGTTCCTCGTGCCTGGCAACCAGATCACTCTAGATCTCGTCCTGAAGCTGATTCACGTCACCAACAGGACCAACCTCATCTACATTGAGTCGGGGACGTTCAAGGAGATCAAATTTCCAGGCAGCGGAATTACAATCAAGGCAGATGCCGAGTAATCCGTTCCACGTAGCAGAAGCGTATATCCGACTCCGCAATAAGTGTGCGTCTCCAGCGTGGGTAGACACAATCATGCGGTTTAACGAAATGATCATCGCACCAATCATAACTCTCTTTTTGGTTTTGTGTGGTCAGTCGGACCTGTTTGCGCTTCTATCAAGTACGCTGACAATCTACAATGCATGGTCAGAATGGATCAAGTATAATACCTTGAAGCTTGAGGTTCAGCAGATGTTTTTGACAACCATGGTACACGGCGGACCGCGAATTGTGACCAACGATCCGGATTATATGCCGTATGTGTATGCGGATGCGGTTTTTAGGCTGAACGGACGCCATCTGCGCCCATAGGTGCGCCACCTACATTGGCGGCATAGCCCGTTGTTACCGGGTAACCAGAGCCCGAGGCCCACGAACTGCCACCACTGGAATAGCCGTATCCCGTATTGGCTGAGTTGATGTTGCCGGGGGAGAAGGCACCTCCCTTCATCTTGCGACGACTGGTCTTCTTCTTACCCTTGGACTTCCGGCTGGCGCGGCGAGACCGACGACGACCGCCCGTGCCAGCAGGCGCACCGGGGTCAGGTCCAAGATTGGCACCCGTGGCGGAACTATACGCATCATTGGAGACCGCACCCCACTCCATCGCGCCGGGCGAAATCGCACCGGTGGGGCCATAAAAGTTACCGCCCCGCAGGCGGCGGCGTGTCTTGCGACTAGCCTTCTTGCTCTTACGGTGGCGACGACCGCCCATTGTTGAACAACCAGCCATTTATTCATCCGCGGGAATAAATACACCCATCGTCCCTGGCATGTCATCATACGTCTCCCACCCACGGATCGGGGTATCCTCTGGAACGACATCGTATCCAATCAAGGCGGCCATGTCGGGGTAATGAAAAAGATCCAGCAGTTCCGCAATCTTCTCCTGGCGCTGCGTGTATGACATCGTCTCATAAATACACTTTCCGTTCAGATAGCGGATGTCGCAGACTAGATATACATCCTTGGACAACCGCGTGACACGAAGCACTGAGTCTGAAAACACACGCTCATCCAGGACAAGAGAGACGACAGTCGGTTTGTCGTTGCTGTCCATAAAGATCGCCGTCGGCTCGGCGAAATCATTATGCGTTAGGAACATCCACCCCGGGCTCCCGGCGTATTGAGGTGTTCTCAGCGGGAGGGGGTCCTTTCCTCTCTTCGCGTGGGGCCTCAGCGGGTACAGCCGTCTCATACGTTGGAAGTGTAACATGTTGTTCTGTTACCGCCGGCGGTGTGAAAACGGGCATGGGCTCGGGCGCAACGGGTGCCGGCATGTACACCGTCTGATTCTGCGGCGGGTAGAGTGTCCGGACCACCCAGAAGACAGCGAAGTGCGAAAGAACGACAACAATAAGGGTGCCGATGGCAACCGACAAGATCTCCTGGAGGTCCATGTTTGTTTGCTTACGATCTTTTGTGAAGACTAAACAAACCGCAATGCAGACCAACCCTATTCACGAACAGGCCGACGCAATCCTCCACGTTTTTGAGGGTAAGATTGACCTTGATAATCTCATTCCTACGTGTATTTTCATGGCACAGAAGATTGAGATGATGGCAGGACTCGGAGGCAAGGAGAAGCTTGAGATGCTTCAGCGTATTCTTCGCGTTACCGTTGGCAAGTCGGACAAGTCCCTAGAGGAAAAATCGGATCTGATTCATACGATTGATACAGTAATCCCGATGGTTGTTCAGGCCGCGGTTATGGCTTCCAAGAGCCCGATTCTTGGACAGGTTCAGGCAACCTGTATTGGTTGCTGGACGAAGAAGTGAATCTCTCCAGGACCCAACTCCTCAGACCACACCCGAGGTGACTCTGAATACACCGTTACGCGCGCAAACTCTGCGTGATAGCCTCGTGAGAAGACGTTGACAGTACACTCCGATTCTGAGTAGTGAATGTGATCGGTATCGGATGTGAACTTGGCGAGAACCTTCCGAACTGTATCATACCGACTGAACCCGAGGTAAATAAACCTTGTTTCGTATGTTACACCGCCCTTCTTTGCCCACTCTTCCGGAATCGTGGACAGGATTTGGATCTCCATTTACTGAATTGCTACGCCGTTCGCGAAAATGATACGTTTTAGCTCCTCCTCATCGTGAAGTGCGGCATTCAGCTTGTCTACTCCACGCCGAATCGCTGACTCAATTCCATCCCACTTGTCGGCAGTGTTCATATACTTGGTGTGACGCGTTGTCCGGTCCGGGAACCGCTCAATCAATTCAGATTCCTTCGCGTCATACAGGTTCATGTAGCAACGCAGCTGAAGCTCATCATACAACGGAACCTGCGGCCACAGACGTGTGCGGTCCTTGGAATCTACAATGCGACTCTCTGCTGCGACATAGCCGTCACACCGACCCACCAGCTTGAAGGTCCCAAAGTCCTTCTTGATCGTCTTTGTGTTCCGCTCCGTCACCTTGACATCCTTGGCAGCCTCGTAGGTGTCTAGGATCGCCTCCTCGTTCTTTAGACCACGCTGCTTAGACACCGCACCGCGCACCTCCTGGACCAATCGTGCCCGAAGTTCCTTGGGGTACGTATCCTTGCGTAGATCTAGGACCAGACCGGCCTGTAGCTCAACTTCCCCAAGAACACCCTGTACATTGGTCGTCTGCTGAGCAGCCTTGATGCCGGATTGGACAATGTCCATGATGGGCCATTCGCGAAGAATCTCATTCACCAGCTTGGAATACGGACGAAGATTATACTCCTTTTCAATCTCGGCAACGCGAGTCTTTGCGACAAGATCCTTACAGAGAAGCTCGTAGGCAATCTCAGTAGGGTCCTGATACTTGTGGAGTCCGATAAAACCCGCTACCTTAGAGGCGGAGATTTCGGGGATCATTTTGAGTATGTTATGGAGTCCTACTCCGCATAGGATACGTTTTACAAACCCATTCCGTAAAACGTGGCCGCAGCAAAGACGATGGAGTGAACGATTAAACCCCAGTTTGTCGGGCAGCCTGCCGGGGAGGCAACGTTGCCTAAGAGTCCCATACTAACCTTATCAACCAACTGATAGACGAAGGGATGGGAGATGATGAAGAACATCAGTCCTGCGGTGAGAGCGGCCTTCAATTTGATGTTCATTTAGTCTTTACGAGGAAAAACTCTTCTGCATGCGGCTGATGGCATCTAACCATCCCGGAATACCATTTAGCACATTCGCAATCGCCAGCGAGTCACCTGTGACGGGATTTGAGTCTATTGTGTGGCCTTCACACACAAGAACAATCGCTGTGATCATAAGTGCCTGGCGAGTTTTGGCGTCCGCAGGCGACCAACGAAGACCATACATTCTATAAAGCACGTCAATATACTCCCGCGCAGCAGGCTGTGTCTGTTTTTGAATCGCGTCCCAGAAGATCCAGGCAACGTGATTTCCATGTGCCACAGATACGTATTCATCAGACCTATTCGCAAAGATAAGTGGCTGCTTCGTCTGCTTCTTGTGTTCGCGAGCAAACGCATACACCCACGACATCCAGTAGAGAGCCCTGGTCACATCGCGGACATCCTGACGGAGGCAGTACACGAATTCGTTCATCGGAACTGCGACTGTCATCGGGTCATCGCGTCTCAGTACCAACCGGCCAAACAGAGTAGAGGGTGCCTTCAAAGACTCCTGAATGGTAACTGGATCAAAGTCGTGAAGCGGTTTGATGGTGGGCAAACTAGGTAGTTTGTTCTTGCGACACATTGAGATAGCAGCAGCAGCGGAACAGATCATCTGACGCACATCCATATTGTTGCGGATCGTCGTCATCTCACGAACAGCATATCGGTATTCAATAGAGGCATACCTCTCATACGCTGCGGCCAAGTAGAGAAAAACGCGTGGCTGAGCCCGATTGACGTGAAGTGCGGCTCCCTCAAAAAGAGCCATCCAAAGGGTATGAACCAATCCAGAGCACAATAGCTCTAACGACCAATAGCAAGCGTAATCTGCGTGTCCGAGCTGGATATTTTGAAGGAGAACCTTCACAACATGTGCTCGTGGATGTCCACAGAATGTGGCTTTTTGAAAGTCTGCGACAGTTCTTGGATCCGTGATCTCCATTGATGTTTTCGTAGATTGTTGATATCAATGTCTACCGCACAAGACGTATAGTCTGGGTTGGCAATTCGGGCTTCCGGAATACCTTGGGGTATAGCACCATCACCGCATAAATCAGGCTTGATATGATCGCGAGATTGAGAAGAACATCCAGCCACGACCAAGGGCTGACAACGGTCTCGGTTTGGCGATCGCGACGTTCCATGTTGATGGCATTCTTGACCTTCCCAAGCTGTTTCGTAAAGGTATCTACCGAGTACTTGAATTCGTCCTTGAGCGACAACACCTTGTCCTTGAGGCCTGTTACAACCTCCACTGTTTTGCGTTGATTGTTGTATTGGTTGAGAGCCGAGTCGCGGTTCGTCTTGTACCTGTTCACAAGGGGATCTACTTCTGCCTTGGAGATTCTGGACTTCTCCTCCTCCTTCCACGCGTCGCCCTTCAGCAGAGTATAGTAGAGCGTGCGAGCCTGCTGATACGCATCGGGCGCGGTGTCTCGCGCATTCTCAGCCGACTGAAGCGATGTGAATGCGTCGGTGAGCTTCTGCTTCTTGTCCAGGTTGGCATAGAGAACCGAGAGTTCATTGTTCACTCGGTCTCGCTCCTTCACGAACTCGGAATACGCCTTGGCATCCTTTGTCTTGAGATCGTTCATTGTGCTACCGACAAACATCACCGCCGAGAGAGTGCTCAACGTCACGGCATTCTGTGGATCTGCCTTGTATGCGCATTTGAACCCGCCGTTCGCGTTGGTCCTCTCAAATCCGCGATTTGTCGGACACTGCATAACGCACGACAGGTTCCCCGAACTCTCAAACGGTGTTGGACATTTTGGAAACGACAAGACTGGCGCTGCCCCTGCCGGTCCCCCCGGAATACTTGATCCTATACCCATTACTCATCTCCTTAGAAAGAAACCGAAAGAGATCGCCATGGACAATAGCAGAAATGCGATTCCATGAGCGTATTGAGCGGGAAGAATCATATAGCCGACAAGTGCCGTTACGATGAGAGCAAGCGCGACCTGAATGAAAAGGAAATACGGTTCTTGTGCGTCAATGATCTTCCTTCGTTCAGTCTCTAGTTCTGAACTCGGTGCCGTAGGAGGCCGCATAGGCTTGAGACTGTCTGATACGTTCTTGACGGCCTTCGCATTCTCGGTGTACTGGTTGAAGTTTGCATACTCGCTCTGGATGCGAGAGTACTCCCTCTCGTTACCGAACTTCTGATCACGAAGCATACCCAGAGCCTTCTCCTCTGCTTCATCCGCCTTGATGAGACCCTTGACCTTTGCGATCTCTGTCGCAACGCGATCTGTCTCTGTCGCATAGGCAGCTGGTAGAGGTTCGCCTTGCCGGGGAGCAGGCACTGACTGGAGTGTTACGAACCGGTTGTTTCGTGCCACGTGAACACATCTTTCCGTGGGCGGAGTCCCGGCCTCTTGCGCATACTTAAACTCTGCCGGACACTGTGCGTGACAGGACAAAAATACTCCAGATTCAAATCCAGCCGGACACGAACTTAAGTTACCCATTTCCCTTATCTACGGTTAGGAAGTAATCCGTTGAGGATTCCGTAGATGGGCGCAATCAGCCGAGCCTCAGTGGACAGAGCAGGCGACTTCCAGCCAAGGCGAGGAGCCGCTGAAACTCCATCGTTGATGTATGGTGCGATCTGGGCTGCCAGCCGGACATACCGAGTGTGCTCGCCCGCAGAAGTTGTCAATTTTACGTGACGGGGTGTGCTGAGTTCTAAGTAGGATCCGACAGGCATTTTGTTTACTATCAAACAAGATAATGGCACAGGACTTTGATACTGTTCTTGGTTTGTTCAAGAAGAACATGGTGGAATACAAGGTCTCAGGGAACTCGGCATACAAGATTGCGGCCGAGAACGCACAGAAATGGTTGGATGATTATGTCGGCACGCTGGAAGCAGCGGCGATGAAAGACTCGCAATTTGTTGACAAATTTGTCAAGGATTATTCCAAGACAAATCCGGAACTGGCAAAGATGCAGGAGGAGATCCGAAAGGTTCGCAAGGAGGGCCCCAAGATGGAGGACAAGTTGGATACAGAACGATTGGCAGACAAGGAAATACCGATTGACACATCGGGATATTATGTCAAGGCGGGTGTGATTGGGACAGCACTCGCGATCGCCGCGGTCGCCTCACTCTTTCCGTAAAACACTAGGTAGAGAATCAGAATCAACGAGAGGAGAAGAAACGCCGAAATATACCAGTAGAGCCAGCGATCTCCTTCAACACTCTCTTGCTGGCGAATCCGTCGTAGAGTTTCAAGCTTATCCGTGTTTGCGAGAAGACCGCTGTACTCGTATTGTATGCGACCGAGTCGCTGAACAAGCACATCACGCTCAAGTTTCAGGTTCGGTGAATCCTTCTTCAAAAAGGTCAACTTCTCAATCATAGCATTCAGCGTCTTTGCTAGGGCAGCATTGAGCTCCTTGATTTTTGGAATTTGGGATATGTCCCGCGAAGCCACTGCGCTCTCTACTAGCTTGTCATACTCGGAGCTCTGGCTCTGGTATTTTGCTTTGAGTTCATCCATTGTTCTCAGGCAATATTTACGTCTGGCACACACCAGCGATAGTAGAGCTGACGACCTGCGACATCACTGTGTCGTGTCACCTCAATCACATCCTTGGGACGACCGCCAATCCACTTGACCATCGCATCCTGTGAGTCAATCCACGGCAGCTGCTCCTCGGGCTTGGTGATGTTATATCGCTTGAGAACCGCCTGCTTCTCGTCCTCCTTGAGGATACGGTGGGGCATAGCCATGCGGTGCGTCGTAATGTCAAACTTCAACTGATGGATGTGGAAGAACTGAATGTTCTGCTCCTTGGTCATGTTCTTGATTGTCTTCAGCACATTGTCCGACGGCGGCATGAGGGCAACGATGATGAGACCGGTGCCATAGTCATTGTTGGAAGCGAACTCCACAAAGTTCTTGATGTCGCGCTCCAGCAGTCCCTTGTCCTTTTGACTGAAGACCACGAGGATGCCACCTACCGTATACAGATTGACCTTCTCAATCGCATCGGTAATCACACGCTCTGTCTTCATGTCAAGTCCTCGGCGACCAACCATGAGCCGAATAATCTCTAGTGCCTTGTCCTCCATTACTTGTTCTCTGAGTTAGACAGAAAGCTATACGTTTTTTCACGGACTCTAAACAATGAAGTACTGGCTTTTCCTCGCAGCCGCGATTCTTGTGATCGCGTTCGTTCTGTTACAATCTCGCGAGCGGTTCCAACCCGAGTTCCTTGATAAGGCCCAGGTGAGGCAGACGGTGGCCATGGAGGACTCATCGCATCGGCAGACAACCAACCACGTAGATCCGGCACCGTACTCACTTGGACCGGTGGTTGGGTTTGAGACCCCGTTCCAGGTGAACCAATATAGAGCGTTCGTGGTTTAAACTATAATGGACTCGGTGTACAAAAAAGGCAAGATTCCCAAGGCTCTTCGTGAGCAAGTTTGGTTGAAAGACATGGGGCAGGTATTCCAAGGCAAGTGTAAGGTTGTGTGGTGTCAGAACAATATTAGCGCATTTGATTTCCAGTGTGGACACAACATCCCGGAAAGCAAAGGTGGTCAAACGTCGTTGGATAATCTGATTCCCATCTGCGGTCGGTGTAATATCAGCATGGGAAGTGGGTACACAATTGATGAATGGAATGTAAAGTTTTCCAAGAAGACCGTGCCGGTTGTCGCAAAGGCTGGGTGTATGATGGCAGCATTAGAGCGATTCAGGTATAAACCATCTACCGGGTAGCATTTACATTGAATATACCTAGGATGTCAAATGAGTTACCTCGTGTCTCAGTGCGCCGAGCTGAGCAAGCAGTCGTCGGACATTAGCGAGCATCTTCCAACGCTGGCTGGATATGCGTCTATATGTACCCATATTACAGAGTGTGGTGTTCGCGGAGCAATTAGCTCGTATGCCTTCGCAAGCGCTATGGTGGGTCGTCCCGAGTGCAAACTTGTCCAGGTAGATCCGGAGCGAAGTGCCGGACTTGACGTATTTCACCTGGATTGTGGGCGAGAGGGTGTCCGGTTCGTGTACCATGAAATGAGCGACCTGGAGTGTGCTATGGAGGATACCGATCTGCTGTTTATCGATACATGGCACATCTACGGGCAACTGAAGCGGGAGCTCGCCCGATGGCACACACATGCGAAGAGGTACATCATCCTACACGATACCGAGGTTGATAAGTGGAACGGAGAGACGATCCGATGTGGGTTTGATGCGGAGACCCAGAGCCGAGAGTTTGACATTCCCGTCGCAGAAATCCGCCGAGGACTGTGGCCTGCCGTGTTGGAGTTTTTAGAGGAGCATCCGGAGTGGACGATTCGCGAGAAGTATACCAACTGTAACGGTCTCACTGTCCTTGCCCGCACTCACTAATTTACATTCACTAACCAATATGATTGTATAGGCAATGAGCACTGCATTTGTGACGCTCTGTGATAAAGAATATTATTCAAGAGCCCTCCGAACGATAGAGGAACTCCGATCAAACGGCGGATGGTCTGGAGACGTCGTTCTTATCGCGGTAGATTTCAATCCCGAGCAGTTGCCCGGAGTTGAAATATACAATGTGTCGCATATCAATACAGATGCCTTAATTGAGCAGCACAAGGCGTTCCCGATCTACGTTGATGCAGAGAATGATCTACGTCATTTCAGGAAGCTCTATCAGTGGGATAAGTTGCAGGTGTTCAAGACGTACTTCCGTCGTTGGGAACGCATTGTTTTTCTGGACGCTGGTCATAGAGTTTTTAACCCAGTAGAGCCACTCTTAAATCTGGAATGGAGGGGTAAGTTTCTCGCGCCAGATGATTCCGATCTGAATGACAATGGCAAGCGATTCCGCGGACAGATGGACTTCAAGGCCAATCCAGCCGCTACGGAGCAGTTGTTCTCCGAGTATCCGCAATCAATTTTGGATGATCACTACTTTCTGAACTGTATGTTCGTGTATGACACATCCTTACTGGACCAGACTTCCTTTGAAGAACTAGAATCCACAATGAACCGCTTTCCGATGGCCTATTCAAATGAAATGGCTATTATGAACTTGATCTTCACATTCAAACTTCGCGTGTGGCAGCCGTTGCCCATGAAACTGGACACCGGGTTGTTCTTATTTGGATGGTGTGAATACAACTATCCTGGATCCCATTCCAAACAGTTTCATTTTATCAAGTATTCTGTTACTGGGTAATGGTGTATCCCTGCCTCATGTAATGGGACAATGGCTCTGGGATGTATACGCTGGTGATGTTTTTCATAGCTAGGACATCACCGCAAAACAAAGCGTCTTCTCCTCCTCTCGGCGGTTCATATTCGCGCTCTTCACGAAATTTCACAGACTCAAGAATAGACCTGCGACATGTTACGTGTGCATGGTGGATTTTCGCACCATACATATGCGTGCAATCCGCACACCCCGATGGCGCGCGGAACAACACGTTGCGAATATAGGTAGCATTCGTATCTTCCACCATGTCTGTTTCTGTGAAGGCGTGTAGAAGAATGTCTACATCGCATGTTTTCAATCTCTCAATCCGGGTTGGATACATGATATCGTCCGCATCAAAAAACGACACATACTCGGTCCTCAGATGAGAGGCGGCTTCATTGCGATTCTGGGCCGCGTTTCGTCTGTCGGATCGCGTGATGATCTGGAGAGGAAAGCTGTACTTCCAATCCGAAGGTATATCGGTTGGCTCAGTCGAACTACATACAACCACTACGTCATCTGGCTTGGTGGTCTGTGCCTCAATCGAATCGAGGCATGCCTTTAGATTGGGAATGTGTGGTTTGTAACACGGAATCGCAACACCGATCGTCGGGTTTCTTTTGACAATCCGCTGGACCTCGCGATCAATATACTTCTTCTGGAATTCGGACGAAAGAACGGTCCTCGCTAACCGAAGCGCATTGTCTGCTATTTCTCGGGCCTCCACATCGTGGGCGACAAGCCATTCAATTTTTTCGTCCAAGTCGCTCAGATCGTATGAGACGGGCACATAATTCTTCATCGGCTCCAGATACTTTTGAAACCAATACCCGTTGCCCGGATGTGTTACCATAATTGGCACGGATCCGGAACCAAAGACCCACTGGTGAGACGACGCGATAACGTTTCCGTCCACAATCAAAATATACTTGTATGCGAAGTGTTGTTCTATGGCCACACGATGCGGTGCGAAGTATTCGTCCGGAACAGCAGCATCGGAAGCGGCAGAGACGCCACGTGTGAAGCGTACATCGCAGGATGAGTTGGAGATGAGTTTCGTAACGACCTTCCGACGGATGGTCATCCGATCATATCCACTTGTTCCTCCCCTCCAGAACGCAATAGGCAGCCGCGTGTCCCACGGAACCATCGTATGGGAAGGCATCGCGCCAAGTACACCATGTCGAAAGCTGTCGTCATCAAGTGGAAGAAGGAGGATGTCGGGTGCGTTAAGGTCGCGCGTACAAAGAGCAGGTATAATCGCGTTGGGCGCAATAGCCTTCAGTTCGTCATATCTTGGCCCATCAAGTCCATCGGATTGTGCAAAGAGGATCTGTTTATATGCGGACTGTCTCTCTACCGACTCCTTCAAATAGGATTCAATTGCGCCTCCCTCGTAACACTTACTAAGGTCTCCATACCAATGAACGCCCGGGTTCTTTGGAATGCGCAGAAGCGTGCGCTCAACCGGAATGTACACAATACTGTCGTCGTGATCCGCAGAATACCACGACGGGTTCCATCCATTCGTCTCGAAGAACGACCACACGTTTACTTCCCATGTCAATTTTGGAAGAGACGCATAGAATCGTTCGTAAAACTCGTAGAAGGTCTGGATGGATGCCGTATCTCCAAGGAAAAATCCACCACAGAAGCGCCAGTCAATAATGTCGAAACTGGCGTGGCCGACATCGGCACACCCGGGCACAAACATACACGAATTCGGAATATCATAATGATCCATCAGAGAGAGGTAGCCAAGTGTCCTGGAAGGATTGCTGAATACGTGGCAGATACCAGCATCTATCCACGCATAATGCGTAGAGGAATGTTTGCCGGAATCAATAGCTCGCTTGACAAGCTCCACTTTGGAGTTCATGAGAATTAGATAGTTTCGAGTGTCCTTCGTAGTGGTCCGAGTATTGGGCACATCTTGTGGAGCATCGACAAATGCCTTCAGAGACGAAAGCTCAATCGGCTCAACTATTCCGTTCTTCACGTGAATCTTCTTTGCATAATCGGGACTTGCAAAGACGTGGAGACGCACGTTTGCGTTTGTAAGTGTTTCGAGGAGTGCGAGATACCGTTCTATGGATTTCTCTGTTGATCTGTCCTCTTGTAGATCAACGAACGCAGATACAAATGTCACCGTCATGATCACGTATAGAATGTACCGTTTAAATCTATATGTCCATGCTAATTACAGCCACCTTCTTCTCCTCTGGCTTCGTGCCATTCTTGCGATGTTCCAGAACTTCATTCCAGAACGACCGCAGGCCCTCCAGATGGTTCGGCAACCAGTTCGGATCCTTCGGCACAAAGTCCTCCTTGATACCGTTGAGAATCCAGTAGATCACCTGCGTGTCATCTTCGTAGATCTCAACGTCGTAAACCACCTTGCCACTCTCGTAGACCGTAAAGGCTCCCTTGGGCTTGTCCGTCTTTGTCCACTCCGAGTAGTTGACCTGCTTGAATCGGAACTCAACATACTCACACTCATCAATCCCCGTACATTCCATTTGCATCTGCATTTGGTGCACGTATCCGGGAGGAATCTCTGGCTTCTCAATTCGACTAATCGGACACTTGAACTCTACCAATCGGCCGTATCGCTTCGGGTCCTCGCATACAATCAGTCCGTCCGGTGATGCTCCTAGAAACTTGTGGATAGGATGCTGGACACACGACACGTCCGTAATAGTACACTTGGTCCGTTCCTCGTAGATCTTTTTGGCAACTGGCTCAAAGCGAGTGCCCCACAGCAGCGCCGGGATCCCTGGCCCTTCGCCGGGAGGACGCGGTTCTAACTTTCGCATCATAACCTCTCGCCGGGCAGAGTCGGATCCAAACACACCATAGACTTCAGAGGCGGTGACCATTTCACCTCGTTTCGCGTGCCATCCGTCTGTTCGCTGATCATTGGCACCGTACATTCGGAGGACTCGTTCGTAACACCGGTCCCGTTGCCACAGTCGTCCAAGTTCTCCGAGCATGAGTCGCCCGACGATTGGACAGACTGCTCGTCGGATGACTCCATAGGGCAGCTCGGGACTAAGGGCATGGCAATACAAGCAGAATTGCTTGATCCGTCTAGAGAGGTGAGTATAGGGCCGGTTGTCAAGCAACCACTCGGTGAGACGCTCTTCCATTGGTCTATTGTTGGCTCGCCATTTGAAAACCCGTTTTGAATAATAGGATTATACTCTGGAACTATGGTACCCTCCAGAAGCTTCTTCTCCGCCGGAAGTTTCTCAAACATGTCATTAATCATCTCCTTGAACTCCTCCTCATGGTTGTCTAACGCACTCAATTCGGCACCCGTATCGCTTGAATAGAATGCGCCAACTTCGCCAGTATACAGTTCTAATCCAACTTTGATTCGCTCGTCTTCCATCTGTTTGAGCCCTGCCGCAATGTGCGCCTTCATGGCTTCGTCAGTGAATATGATAGGTTCCATTTCCTAGTCTTATAAAACAACATCTAACCCATTTTCAATGAGCGAACGCAAACTTACCATGGAGATTCAAAGCAAAGAGCAGCTCGTGCTTCACAGACTCTCAACATTCTATGGCAATCAAACCACTTTGGAGAGGGTCAAGCAGATCATTACCGGAGAGTCTCGTGTCAGTCTACGTCTGATTGATTGGCTCGTGACCAACTATGCGAAGAAGCACAATATTTCCTACATGACCAAGTCGGGTCGCCACGTCATTGTGTATCTTGCCTACAAGTCACACCTCAAGGCATACAGCAAAAAGATGTTTGATCCCTTCTGCCGATGGAAGCGGATCCAGTTCATGGAGATGAACACCACCGTTGGTCAGCTCAGTTTCTTTGAGTGGGCCATCCAGGATGATGTGCTGGATTACCTAGAGGCAAACTTTGACGATATCCAGAAGGACATGGACGAGTGTTCTACTGTGATCCAGACAGCCGATGGAACACGCAAGAAGCGCCACGAGCTCTCACGTTCTGCCACCAAGACGGTATGTCGCCATGATGTGCGCGTTTCGGTCTCATTCGCATAACCTCGTTGAACAACAATGCTATCAAAAATCAAGCCTGGGTTCGTGTACAAGGATGTTGGATCCGGTATCACGGAGAATGACCTAGATGCCATGGCGGACACCTGGGACATGGACGGACGCGAAGTATATCGGGGAACACGTGATCCACGATACACGCACGCAAATGTGCATTGGTTGTATGACGATAACCTGGAGAGGGTTGGATGTGTAGAGCACGATCTGAAGGACCATGCCAGATTTCATATTCTTTGGTTTCACGACACCGAGTTCGGAACCTTCCTCCAGGAGGACGGATGGGAGGAAACAAACGATCTGTGGTCCCACCTACCACGCCATGTGTTTGATCGGTTCATAAATGAGCAGTGGTCAACGCCTCACAAGGTCCTAGAGCAATGTCTGAACGGTCCTGTCCGTATTGTGACTCCTAGCATGCTGGCCGATATGCCTGTGGTTCATACATGTCAAGAGTGTGGTCGCAAGTCTCTGGAAGCCAAGCGAGGATGTGTGACGATCGCAACACCGCTTGACTTTCCGGTAAAGGAAAAAGTGTTTTTTGTTGACGATGATCTCGTCGTTTTTTCTTGTTCTACTTCGTCTCGCGTTTGGTCACTGCTTACGCCACAGCCACACGGCGGCGATTGGTCTTCGCAGGAACCGGCGCAGGCGTCGGCGCAGTCGGCGTCTCCACAAACGGAACAGACACCTCCTCCTCCTCGGGAGTCTCATCCTGCTGATCATAGTCCGTCACCTGCTGAGTCGCCGCAGGACCAGCCTTGAGCTCCTGCTCAATCTCGTCCTTGAAGACATCGGCTGCCGTCGTGCGTGTAGGAGGCGTGACGCGAGCATAGCTCACACGCCACGTAACACCCCAGCCCTGACCCGACACGTAGATGCCGGGACTGACCACGATGCTTGCCTCCACACGCTTCGGGAAGACGTTCGCGATGTTGTCCGTGTCCACTGCGACAGCCTTGCCAGCGCTGTCAGTCACATCCATTGCGACGCGGCCATCGTACACAGGAACCTTCATGCGCAGGCTGGGAGGATACTTGCCAGACGGAACCCACTCGCCACCGACCTTCTCAACGCTGGGACTGATGAACTGCTTCATCGTGTCCTCAAGCACAGGTCGCGTGCGAGCCTTGCCGAACCACTTGACACTGCTCGTCTCGGCCGTGTCCAGAAGCTTGTTCTGAAGATCGCCTAGGAAGTTGTAGAGAGTGCCCAGGGAGCCAGCCTCAGGGCCAGCCTTCTCCTTGGCATACGGATCACAGCCCTTCAGCGTCAGGCTCATCGTGTAGTTGGTGCCGTTCTCTGACTCCCGAACGTTCACACCCATCGGATACATTGCCTTCTCAAGTCGGATCTGAAGAGACTGACCATTGTACTTGATAGGAACTGACTTGCCTCCCGCCTTATTGAGACGGATGTCGCCGAACGAGATCTTGCTGATGTCCAAGTTGGAAGAAGAGATAATTGCATTAGTGGCCATATTGAACGATTGTGGGATTGTGCTACTCATGGTCTGCTGGAACGCGAATCCGTTTTGACCGCATGTTTTCAGTTTTCAAGTGCCACTACAAGACAATAGAATGCAATGTGCTGCTGTGAAGCGAAAGGGGTCGTCGGATCCCTGTCCGGCGCAGGCGATGAGATCACATACTCTATGTGGTCGTCACGCGAGAATGCGAACTCCCCTTCTATGGGTCGCCGTAAACAATACCCGGGCCGTCGGTCTTCCCAAAATTCAAGCATGTGTCCGTGGATGGATTGTTCGCAAGCGATTGGGATTGGCAGGTCCGGGCGTCTTGTCACGGAAGAACCTTGTGAACGATGAAGAACTTGTAAGTGGAAACGAGAAGGAGAGGCAACATCCTATGGACTACTTTGCGTTTGAAGAGAATGGCAAAGTTTGGTGGTTTTCATTTTCGTCTATCTGGGCATGGTCCACTCAGGCGCTCCAGATAACAAATCCGTATACCAAGCAGCCGCTGGACGCCGATACCCGAAAGAGACTTCGGGCGTTGTGGGGGTTCCGTGGAAGACATCGTGAACCACAACCCGAAGAAAGCGCTGTCTACGAACAACGTCTTTGTGGACGGCTTGTTACGATTTGCCAACTCTTTGCCGACAATGGGTTCGTTGATGTTAGACCCGATGCCTTTATGGAATTTAGAAAGGCCGAGTACACGACAGCGTTTCTGCTGCTCGGTCGTGATATTGAAACTGTTTTTCGGCCGAGCGATCCTTTCCGTGAAAAGGCAATACGCTTATGTGCCCGGGCCGGTGAGGCAGCTCGTCATATGCCACCAAACCAATACATTTTACATTCGGTTTATACTCTGAAATGGTTGCTGTTTCTCCACAAGGATCCCTATGCGATGGCCTTCTCTGTTTTGTCTGCTCTGTATCGGTGTTGAACCCAGATTTGTCCGACGAATGAATCGGGCAATCTTCCAAGTCCAGTAGAGGTTCAGGGGCATGAACAACATGAACATCACAGTGCCAACCTCTTTGGGGGCGAAGTATATGATATACCTGGGGAACATCACGTTCCGAAGTGTTGCGTATACCAAGAAGGATATGGCACCGAGGATCTTCACCGCAAGTGTTTTTCCGTATCCAGCCTTGTTGAGAAGCCACGTCGTTCCAAGCAATATGTTTGATGCTTCCAAGAATGCACCCGATTGGGTCATTGCATAGGCGTTGTCGTACGACATCCATCGTTGAGAGACCGCAAGTATGAACGAGAGCACGTGGTGGATGTACATGAGCGGGTCGCGATTGTAGAGGAGAAGGTGGAGGGTGTCATTGATAACATAGATCGTGAAGTATTGTCCCAGCACGAATGGGTTGGTGCCATACAAGTTTGCGATCGTAAAGCTTGTCTGGAAAATCACAGTGTTCGTCCAGGCCAGCCACTCACATTTTTCTGTCAATGTGAAACGCGGATAGAAGGAAGTGGTCGCCGAGAGGGTGAAATGGGTAAGCATCGCCTGGAGGGGGAAGATATATATAAACTTGAACATACCCTACCCCCGCGGCTCCCGTGTAAGGTATTTACATGACCGCGGTTGGTAAGAAGTATATCAACCGCGTTAAAAATGTCCTCTACTCCTTCTGTCCCCAAGACAAACAAGATGCCCGCTGACAAGAAGACCTCTACGAAGAAGACGGCCGAGCCCGTGGCCGCTGCGCCCGCTGTCGCCACCCCCGCTGTGAAGGCGGCCAAGGCCCCCAAGGCCAAGGTTGAGAAGGTGTCGGTCTCCAAGGCCGAGATCGTTGTGCCCACGGTTGCGACGACGACGGCCGCTGCGCCCGCTGCGAGCTCCGATGCTCTCCTCGCGACGCTGACGGAGCAGCTCAAGGCGCTCTCCACGGAGTTCACGACCCGCGTGCGCGATGCGGTCAAGGGTGTCCAGGAGGCGGCCAAGGCAGCCAAGAAGGAGGCTCGCGACTCCAAGAAGAAGCGGAAGGTTGACCCCGCGACGCTCTCCCCCGAGGCGCGCGCTGTCTGGGAGGCTCGCCGTGCGAACAATGCTTTTCTTAAGCAGAAGCCCCTTACCGAGGAGCTCTGCAAGTTCATGGGAGTCGCAGCCGGTTCCAAGCGATCCCAGACCGAGGTCACCAAGTTTATCTCCGACTACGTCAAGTCCCACAGCTGCTTTGATCCCTCCTTCAAGCGCCGGATTCTTCCCAACGCTGCGCTGGCCAAGCTGCTGCGCGTGGACGACAAGACGGAGGTCACCTACCTCAACCTCCAGCGATTCCTGAAGGTCCACTTCGTGAAGCCCATCGTCGCGTAAAGTGTTCTACTAAATACATAAAAAAACAGAATACAATAACAATCACTTCGGATCTCCGAGTTGATTGTTATTTTTTTGGTTTGATTCGCTCTGCGAGTATGTAATGGGGTCACTCGGATTTATCATCCTCCGCCACGTGACAAGCGAAGTCACAAACACATACTGGAAGATCGCATACGCAAGTATTCGCAAGTTCTACCGAGACAATCCTATTTTGATTATAGACGATAACTCTGACCAATCTTTCATTCGCGAAGAAGATGAGAATCTTATGCACAATGTGACCGTGCTGAGG